ATCAATTCAATGAACACCTCAAATGTTCTTTGATTCAAATAGGTGAGACTGTTTTGCATGAATGTCATTCTATTTGACCCACTCTTTACAGAGTTTTCCTTCTTTTGATTAACTTCAAGCTCTAACGCCTGAATAAGATCATGTGCAGTGTATTCTCCTTCTCCTAGTATTTTGTTAAATTTAATCTTACACTCATCCTTCTTAACCCTCATAGCACGTGTGCCTTTGAATGTCTTACCGTGATGTGTGAATGTATCAGTGCCTGGATAGGCTTTCCACCACAATTCAAAATCATCACTAGAAGGTTTCTTCCTACTAATCTTTGTATCTATAGGAGTAGAAAGGAAGTCTGTAAGAGACTTCCCTTCTAATGTAAGTTTACACTCTTCAGTGATTAAACCTTTCCTAATAAGAGTTTGATAGAGTAGGGATAGCTTAGGGTTTTCATAGCACAATTCTTTTATGTCACATTCTTGCTCATCAATTAGTGTGAGCATGAATACAATGTCAAGATTGTAACCTTTCTTAATTATTTCCTCAAAATGGGAGAATGTCAGGTTCATGTTCTGGGGTTTTCTTCTTCACTACAACTATCTTAGCAGCCTCTCTAATATCTTCCAACAGGAGTCTAGTTTCCTGTTCCAATTCAAATGCTCTCTCTTGCAAATATACTGAATCTTTCAGAAAGTCCCTTTCAAAATCTTCATTCATAGCTTTAAATTTTATTAACAAGAAGCCCAACCAAAGAACACCCATCTACCTTCTCTTTCAGTGGATGATTTTTTATATGTCACCTTAGCAACTAGTGCATGTGCATCTTTCTCAAGTCTTCTTTCCATCCTGACAGTAGTTGTGCATTGATTCTTTTCAGAATACTCACGAGCACGCTTTACAGCATCTCCCTTTGTAACAGCACTAGCAATTCTTCTATCACCATCATAGACAATGTATGTAAGCACCCATCTCTTTGTGCCAGGTGTTACAACATGCTCCACTTGACTCTTAGTCTTGTTTTTGTTTTCTATTGGTTCTTGTATGCATATAGCACGAGCACCATCAAACTTGCTAAGATTGTCTAGCTGTTCATCAATAAACTGTTCTATAGATACAGACTTCTTGTAATTTCTAAACTCACGAGTGATGTCACTAAATCCAGCAAAAGAATTGATCTGTCCACTGTATCCATCCTGATGTCCATATTCTGCTTCAGCTTGTTCAACAGCTCTATTGTACGCATCTCTAACGTTCTTACCCCTTGAATAGGTAGTAAATGCTTGTGATCCCATAAATAATTGATTTTAACGGTCAAACATATCTGGATTAGCATCCAGTCTTAACTTACCAATAACATCTTTTCTTTCTTCCTCCGTAGGAACTACACGAAGCCCATAGTTTAAATCAAACATGCTAAGGATTAGCTTAGCTCTGTTTGTGTTACACTTGTACACTTTCTTGATTAGTGGTAGGGCATATACATTAAAGTCTGTGATTTGCTCACGAGTGAGTGTATTGTTATGATACCACTCTGGATCATCTTTGATATCATCTATCGTCTTTCCAATCATTTTTAATTGGAATTCAATAAGATGTGTTGCCATGTTTTCTCTTGTAACCTTCTCCATTAGAATAAACTTAATTGGTTAGGATTTACATTCACCTTTCTCTTCTTTCCTTTATAAAGGATCTTGTGAACGATTTTTTCTGCACGTTCTATATAATAATCATAGTTGATTCCTGCTGTAGCTACATCAGTAGTCTTTGGTAGATTATTACAAACTGTACAAACCCATTCACCAGCCTCCACTTGAGAAACATCTGCTGCACCACTATCACTATCATCATTCTTCACCTTGAGCAGCTTCTCTCCTGTGTTGGATACATAATACCTAATCAGCTTATTGTATATGGTTTTCTCACCTTTAGCTCTATTTAGTCCCTCATAATGAAAGTCTTTACTGGCTTTCTGTCTTAAGCAGAAGTCAAAGATATTGCTATGATTGACAATAGTATGCTCAATAGGTATATTATGAACATAATATTGTTCGAGAGCCAAAGGCACAATCCTGGCTGATTTGTTCTTATGTAATTCAAAATCCGTGAGGAAATCCCCTTTCTTTTTAACTTCTCCATCTGTTTTAATTGCTAGATAGTCATTAACTGTTGAGAATATAATCTTCTTGTAATCAGTGCGTTCTAGTTCATACTGAGTGAGAGTGGACCACCATGCATTAATTGAATTCATTACATCAAGTTGGTCTTTCTTAATCAGAATAGTTACGCCATCTGTATTAGCTGATATAACATGTATACCTTTAAGTTCATATGCCTCAATAAGCATCATCAAGCTAAGCTCACCCGTAATAGTGGTGAACATAGTTAGTTGCCTATCATAAATCCAGTTCTGCATGTCTGAACTTTTACCATAAACACTATTTACTGCAAGCTTTAGGGCACCAACGATACCTTTAATACGCTTATCAGTTTTTGCTAGTGGTTTTAGCTCAAGACGCTTTTCAAACATCTTTCTATATCCAGAAAGAAACTGTTTACCCAAGTGTGCAGGATAACGACCATTGTTAATAATAATAGCAGGATAATAAGAGCTTACATCCCAATCAATAATCTCATATTCATCATCAGCTTCAAACACCTCAGGTTTGTTCTCTGTGTGTAATCCGCCTTTCATGAATGAATATACATTGTTGTAGAAATGTATTTCCTCTTTAAAGTCATCCTGGATACCAAGATGCATCTTCTTGATCTTCTTGAGGAACTCTTGTAATGCAGGTGTTTGGAACTGTACATAGTCAGCAATACAGCTTTTTACAGCTATATTCTTTCTAAAAGTTCCCTTTTTGGGAAGTTCTTTGTAATCAATTCTCTTTTCCTCACAATAATACTTCTTGATCATCTCATCACCAATCTTACTATCTGAATAGTTAAGACATGGAATACCAAACTCTGATTCAATATCTAGCCTCAGCTCTATTTGGTTGTTCCCTTTGTACAGAGGATGATTTGTCTCACCAATAGTGACAAGATAGAACTGATATGTAGCCCAGACATCATTAAGACAATATCCTGTTGTAGTTACAATATCATCATGTGTCATTCCTTCTTTAGAATGATGAATAGGCATCTCTTCAATGTTCTCAAGATCCATTTCAAATTCTAGTCTCTTAAGACTAACACGTCTGTTCTTATTGTCAAAGTGGTGTATCTTAAACAGATCTATCTGTTTGAGTGTCAAGTCTGATTCACGATATTCAGGAAACACATCATAATTAGCATCATGAATAACATCAGCAGCTTTCTGTGCTATTCTAGATGTTATTTCTAGATTGCTCAGCTCATGCCAATGCTCATAGTTCCTAAGCACCCACTCAACCACTTGACTATCAAAACGTAAGTTGTTATAACCCACCCAGTAATAGTCTTGATGTTGTTCTGTGAATCTAACAAATGCATCTAAATCATTCTGTTCACTATTCACCTTAAACACTCTGTATGGCTCCTGAGGAATGAGACAAACAACCAAGAAGTATTCTTTCAGTGTTTCTATATCGTAAATTATTACATTCATTTCTTTACTGCTTTCTTTTTAAGAGCTGCTTTCTTTTTTGCTTTCTTTTCTTTTCTTTCATTATGTGCTACTAACAAAGCCTCAGCTGCTGTAACAACAAGGGTAGAAAGTCTATTATCTTCTAATCCAGCAGCAAGTCCTGCTGCTAACCAATTATCAGGTCCATCTATTACAAAATGTACATTGTAATCATCATAAACCTTCATTGTGATGTGCCCCTTCTTTTTAGCCTTTGCCATGTTATAATCCTTTTGTTTTGTAATATGAATTTCTAACCATACCACCAAGCTCCATATCATTAGGAGTGTTTAGTATTGTATCTTCATCTATATGTATAACAACCTTCATTTCATTTTGCCTGTCGTTATTAAAGCAATGTAAACAAAGCTGTCCAGCACCTTCAACATAACCTATTCTATAATCAATGTGATCATTGAATCTGTATTGTGTTTCCTTGTCACACAATATACATCTTTCTATTGGATTGTTTTCCATGTTTCATTTTCTTTTTGGTGAATAATAGTATTTCTTTAACCATTCAAATGGTGACATTGCATTAAAAGGACCACCAAACACTGGATACTCTTCCTTCAAATACTCTTTCTCTATATCCTCCCATGTTTCATATAGTCCATCCTTAGCATCATCATTCATTACTTCTGTTAGTAGTTTCTTTTGTTGTTCTTTATCCATAATGTGTTATTTAAAGGACAAAATCCGTATTATATTACCTTTTATGATACTTTATTTAAGTTTAGGGACAAGTTTGAATCCTAATACATCTAACACTTTTAGAACAGTGGAATGTAAAGGATTCCCTTCTCCTTTCTCAATTTGGTGTATTGTCTTTTCTGATACACCAACCAGTTCTGCTAAATCTTCTTGTGTTATCTTTAGGTTCTTTCTCCTATTTCTTACAAATGTGTGTAAATTGGACAACTCATTCACCTCATTTTTTACACCCTGTAGAATGTCATTTAGTTTCTGTTGTTCTTCAAGTATCTCTTGCTGTAACTTTTTAATAGCAGCACCTTCATATCTAGTAACATTAAATAGATTACAACCAGCACTCTCATAAAACTGAATCCAAAACTTCTCTTTTGCTAGTAAATCACCCTCGTTACATTCCTCAAGAACATCTATCAATGGACACAAACCTTGTTCCCTTAGCTCCATAACCCAAAGATTAACAGACTCGTTGTGTGAGAATGTTAAATGAGTTTTAGCTCTTGACATACCAGAACTACTCTTACCTATATATCTGTAATCATCTGTCTTAGGACACCTGAGCCCATATATTAAGCACTGATTCATGTTACAAATATACATGTAATTCGAAATAAATCCGAATTATACTACTGATTTTGGCAATAATGATTCACCTGCTGTAGGATTACCATATATCTTTATATCATTCTGATCCACTGTTCTAACATCTCCTGTATTGTACAATCTGACAATAAACTGTGGATTGGAATGAATAGATCCTGCTATCATAAATAGCACTACACCATATCCTAATGGTGTTTCTACATCAAAAGGATTCATTACCTCGTGTATAGTTTGGTACATCATAGCTCAAACTTTATGAATTCATCAATATAATCGTCCTTTGTAGCCTCACATCTATCACATTTTACGTGAGCTTTTATACTGTAAACATACATAATTCTCCATTTATGGC